TGGCCCATTAACCCTATTAACTAAATCAAATGAAAATAGCAGTTTACGCTATCAGTAAAAACGAAGAACAATTTGTTGAACGTTTCTGCAAGTCAGCTATAGATGCTGATCTAATCCTAATTGCAGACACAGGCTCTACTGACAATACAGTCGCAGAGGCCAAAAAGTACGGTGCTGAAGTATATAGTATCTCGGTACGTCCTTGGCGTTTTGACAAAGCTCGTGACACAGCCCTTAACTTAATTCCGGGTGACTACGATGTCTGCATTAGCTTAGACTTAGACGAAGTCTTAGAACCAGGTTGGCGTGAAGAAATTGAACGAGTATGGAAACCAGAAACTACCAGATTGCGTTACAAATTTGACTGGGGTCAAGGCATTAGTTTCTTTTATGAAAAAATTCATCATCGCACAGGATACCACTGGCATCATCCAGTGCATGAATATCCCAGACCTGATAATCGTACTAACGAAAAGTACGCTCACACGGATATGTTGTTGGTCACGCATTTACCAGATAATACTAAGTCTCGTGGTCAATATATGCCACTCTTAGAACTGGCAATTGCTGAAGACCCACACTGTCCTCGTAATGCTTTTTACCACGCACGTGAACTAACTTTTTATTCACGCTGGAAAGAAGCTATTGAGTACTTAAACAAATATTTAGCAATGCCAGAAGCCACTTGGCAAAATGAGCGTTGCTATGCTTATAGATTGTTAGGCAAATGCTATTCTCAACTCGGCAACTTGCCACAATCAATCAAAATGTATCGACTAGCGGTAGCAGAAGCACCTGGTACACGAGAGCCTTGGGTTGAATTAGCACAAATTGCTTATAGTACCCAAAACTGGACAGAGTGTTATAGTGCAGCTAAATCAGCACTAAACATTCAGGATAAAGCCCTAGTGTACACAATGGACCCAACAGTCTGGACAGAACGTCCGTACGATCTTGCAAGTATTGCTGCTTGGAATTTAGGACTAAAGTCAGAAGCAGCTGAGCTTACAAAGAAAGCCTTAGAGATTGCTCCAAACAATGAGCGATTGCAGAATAACCTTAAATATATGACTTAATATGTGGATACTACAGTTTTTACCCAATTGGCTATTTTTTGTGCTATTCTTTGCATCCTTAGCAGCATTTTTAGCGGTTAAGTTTCTTAAGTTTTTACCGCATGGCGAACTCATTCAAGCAGGTAGCATTGCTCTAGCACTATTCTCAATTTTTATGATTGGGGCTATAAGCAATAACGACGCATGGTTAGCTCGTGTCAAAGAATTGGAAACAAAAGTTGCGCAAGCAGAAGCACAAAGTGCAACAATTAACACCGATATTGTGGAAAAAACAGTAGTAAAAACTCAAGTAATCCGTGAACGTGGCAAAGATATTGTAAAGTACGTAGATCGTGAAGTGGTTAAACATGATGTTAACTGTGTGATTCCCAAAGAGTTTGTTACAATACATAATCAAGCAGCAGAGGCACCAAAATGAAATCTTTAGCAATTGCACTAGTTTTCCTACTTAGTGCTTGTTCTACAACTGTGCCAGTTACAGCAAAATTTCCACAAGCTCCAGGTAAATTAGTACAAGAACCTTGTCCTAATTTACAAAAATTGCAAGATGAAGCCAAATTGTCAGATGTGGCAAAAACTGTAACAGTTAATTATACCGAATACTATTAGGTGAACGCTTTATGATAGGCCCTACTATAGCAACAACAAGTTTATTTATTCGCCCACTAGATTACACCGGTGGTTAATAAACTCAAAAAAAGTTCTTGGTACAAGTATACCAAGAACTTTTTTAAATATTAAAATTTTAACAAAACTGTTTGTTAATTCTCATTATTCAGGATAGTTAACTAAGTTAAAAATCCTTCTTTTATAAAAAACTTTTTTGGAAAACAAAAATGGAAACAGATTGCCCCGTAGAAGCTCAATATAAAGAGGTTAACTTAGCTAACCATCTTTTGGCTATAAAATTAGCTAATTTAGGTCCAGCAGATCCACGTCAACCTAATACCCTATACTGGGGTGATAAAATGGCTTTATGGATGGTGGAAGAGGGTCAGGCACGCACACAATTATGTATGAATTGTGGATACTATGACTCAAGCCCAGAAATGCTACAGTGTATTGCTACCGGCGAAGGCGGAACACTAAAACCTAGCGAACTACCAGTTGAACCAAAGTGGGCAGATATTTCTGGAATGCCTTCTGCAATTTGTACTCGTTGGAATATTACTTGCTCAGCACTTCGCACTTGCGATGACTGGGAAGCATATGAACATGAATCAGAATATGAAACTGAAACTGAAACTGAAACTGAAACTCCAGCACAAGCCGTAGACTCAATGCCAGTAACTTACCAAACAGATAAAAGTTCAGTAGAAAAAGCAGTCGACCTAAAAAGAGGTGACAGTGTAAGCTGGAATAGTAGTGGTGGCACTGCTCGTGGTAAGATTACTAAAATTATTACTAATGGTAGTGAACAAGTACCTGACAGTAGTTTTACTATTACTGGTACTCCAGAAGATCCAGGTGCTCTTATTAGACTTTATCGGGAGTTAGATGGTGAATATAAACCAACTGATACTATTGTAGGACATAAAGTAAAAACTTTAACAAAAATTCCTTCACTAACATAAACAGAGGTACGTATGATCAATCATTATGATAGTATTATAAAAGAGCTAGAACGATTGGAAAGTATAGTAGAAATACTACTAGATAATACAGAAACTTCTAATAAAGAAGTTAAAATGTATAAACCCACAGACGGCATGGCAGCAGCAGCTGTTCGTGCTTTAAAGTGGCGTGAAGAAGGTTATCAAGGCGGTACCATGGTAGGTCTTGCTAGAGCCAATCAATTAAAGAATAAAGAAAATCTTTCCGAAAGCACAGTATTAAGAATGTACAGCTTTTTTAGTCGCCATGCAGTAGATAAGCAGGCAACTGGATTTTCAAGTGGAGAAGAAGGCTTTCCAAGTAAAGGCCGCGTAGCTTGGGATCTATGGGGCGGGGATCCTGGGGAATCATGGTCACAACAAAAACGTGATCAAATAATGCGGGACAGAGAAGGTAAATCATTAGACTTAGCAAAGCTAATTGTAAAAGGTTCTGTATCTGTAACAACCAGAATGGCTGCAGCTCAAACCCTAGAAGATTACGCAAATGAAAATATTAGCGAAGAAATAGAAGCATTTGGTCAATTTATGTATCATGCCGAGCTATTACGAAATGACCATTTAGATGTATATTTAATTGATCTACATATGGTAGACCAACCTTATCGTGATATGCTAGTTAATGTATTTAGCACTTTTCATAATATGGAGTCATAATGTGGATAATGAATTTTTTACCTAGTTGGATTTTTCACTTATTATTTATAGCAGGTGTCTTAGCTTTAGTAGCTAGTTTTGTGTTAAAAGCTGTACCACTTTTAACACAGTATAGAATACCAGTTCAAATAGCAGCAGTAGCAGCTATTTTAATAGCCACCTGGTTTGAAGGAGCTATTAGTAATCAAAATGCTTGGGTAGCCAGAGTTAAAGAAATGGAAGCTAAAGTAGCTAAAGCAGAAGAGCAATCTCAGCAAGTTAATACTGTGATCAAAGAAAAAATAGTTAAACAAATAGAAGTTGTTAAAACTAGAGGTGACGATGTAATTCGTTATGTTGATAGAGAGATTATAAAATATGATACAAAGTTTGCAGCGGGTGGACAGTGTGAAATACCTGCAGAATTTATCAAAGCACATAATCAGGCAGCGGAGAAAGTAAAATGAAATATTTACTATTATCTTTACTACTTTTAACAGGTTGTTCAACTACTGTACCAGTTACAGCAAAGTTTCCACAAGCTCCAGGATTACAGTCTCAAACACCGTGCCCTAACCTTAAAAAGTTAGAAGAAGGTGTTCAATTATCTGATATAGCTAAAACTATTACTGTTAACTACACAGAGTACTATACTTGTGCTGTTAAACTCGATGCTTGGATTGAATGGTATGCCAAGCAAAAAATTATTTTTGAGGGAGTTGGTAAATGAATTTAACGCTAACACAATTAAAACAGTTGTTACCTAAAAATCCTTATGTTGAGCAATGGCATAATGCACTGGAACAACTACTACCAGAGTATGAGATTAATACTCCTCAACGTATTGCAGCATTTATTGCTCAGTGTGCACATGAGTCAGGCGGCTTTACTGCACTTAAAGAAAATCTTAACTATAAAGCAGCCACTCTTAGAAAAATATTTCCAAAGTATTTTCCTGATGAGGATACAGCTCAGCACTATGCCAATCTTCCAAACAAGCAGCAAGCTATAGCTAATAAGGTATACGCTAATCGTATGGGAAATGGTGACGAAAATTCAGGAGATGGATTCCGTTATTGTGGAAGAGGTTTAATACAGTTAACAGGTAAGGACAATTATACCTGGTTTGCAGCAAGTTTAAGTATTCCAGTAGAAGAAGCCTCGGAATATCTTCAAACATTTGAAGGAGCAGCACAGAGTGCGTGCTGGTTCTGGGAAACCAATAAGTTAAATCAGTGGGCAGATGCTGGTGATATTGTTACTTTAACTAAAAGAATTAATGGTGGTACTATAGGTCTAGAAGATCGTAAAAAACATTATGAACATGCGTTACATGTATTAGGAGTTTAATATGATTAAAAAAGTTTTAGCAGGTTTATTAATAGTAAATAGTGTGGGTGCTCAAACTCTTATTAATCAAGGTACGTACGATTCAAAATCACTAGTAGATACAAACTCTACTAGTGTTTCTACAAGTACCGTTAATACTAACTCAAATACTACTAGTAATTCGAATTCAACCAGTACTTCAGCAGTAAATTCAACTAGCTTAAATACTAATAATAACAATAATAGTAGTACTTCTGTTAATACTAATAATAATGTTAACTCAGGTACAGTTACTAATAATAACAATAATGTTAACTCAGGTACACTAACCTATAATAACAATAATGTTAACTCAGGAACTATGACTTACAATAATAATAATGTAAGTACAAATGTAAATACTAATAATAATATTAATTCAGGGACTATGACTTATAACAATAATAATGTTAATCAGTCAACAGCAACTAATAATAATGTTAATACCGGTGATATGACTAATCGTAATATTAATAGTTCAACCTCGACGAATAATAATATTCAATCTGGTTCAATGACTAATATTAATCAGAATAATAATTCTAGCACTTCAACTGCAACAAACGTTAATCAAAACACCAGCGCTAATACTAATGTTAATCAAAATATTAACAGTGGTGAAATGACTAATCGTAATATTAATGAGTCAACAGTTACTCAAAAAGTAATTCAACCACCACCAACTGCAGTTGCCCCCACGATGATGAGTGGCGGAAATGCAGACTTATGCTCAACAGGCACTTCAGGCTCAGTACAAACACAAATATTTGGTGTTTCAGGTGGCGGAACAACCCGTGATATGAACTGTGAACGCTTAAAGTTATCAAAAACTTTATATGACATGGGAATGAAAGTAGCTGCAGTTGCTACAATGTGTCAAGACCGTAGAGTATTTGATGCTATGATTGCTGCTGGAACGCCTTGTCCTTATGAAGGTAAAATAGGTGAGCAAGCTAAACTTGCTTGGGATACAAACCCTGATAAGATACCTAAACTAGAAAAAGAGGAGATGGTCGATGACACTACTAAGAAAATTGGTCTTGGTGCTCTGCTTGGGGCTCTTGTCTTTAAATTATTCTAATGCACAAACAATAGATACAACAGGTAATATTGTTGATAATAATACATGGAATAATGCAGTATATCAAAATCAACTAACTTGCTGGGCCTCGGGAGATCCTGGATATTGTGGACCAAATCCCATAGTACGTCCAGGCGGTAATATAAATTTTAGTTATGGTACTGCTGATTTATATCAGATTAAGGCTATATCAAGTGTATTACCAAACTCAGCAACTGGACTACAAGTTAATGGATTTACTTTTGGATTTACTGCTAAAAATGGTAATGGGTGGGATAATGGTCAACAAGACTATTTATCAGCATATGTAACCCTATATAATAAAACAGGTGCTGTAGCTGCTGAGTACGATTATACCGCTTATACCAATCAGAGGTATAACTGGAGAACTTTTAGTTTCTCCGAAACTTTTGCTACTCCTTACGCAGCGCCTGAACTATCAAATGTTAGATATGGTTTAATAGGTAGAGACAGTAATGGCTGGGCTGGACCTTATGGACCTGAAGTATATGGAGTTAACTTTTCGTTAAAATACTCAGTAGATCCTTGTGCAACAAATACTTTTTACAGTCCAAGTTGTGCAGGTTACTTTGATGCACTAGCTAAACTAGCCCCTAAATCTAGTAATAACACTGATACTACATTAGCATATACTCCTGCTCCTGATAGTCCAGAACTGCCACCTCCACCACCCGGAGCACCTCCACCACCTGGTCAAAATGGACCGCCTCCACCTTCTGGAGCACCTCCTCCATCTGGTAGCCCTCCGCCACAGCAAGCTTCACAACAAGCAGCTTCTACACCTGTAAATAGTAGTGCACCGCAAGAAAAGTCTGCGGGAGGCACACCAAATCTAGGCTTTGCTCTTTCCCTAGTAGCTAAAAACTCAGATCGTGAAAAGGCTATATCGCAGCAAGCAGTAGCTACTTCAATAGCAGAAGCACAAGCAGCAGGTGACCGTGCGCAACAAGTTGGTACTTCAACAGCTAGTGCAGCAGTATCTGCAAGTACCACAAGTGCAGAAACTGCATTTACTGGCTCAGGATTGCAGGTTACAAGTTCGAGTACCAGATCTAGTACATTATTAGTTAACGAAACTCAGCAAGCAAGTTTAAACTTATTGCAAAATACGCAAAGTTTTAATAGCGCATCTAATACTCAACAAAATGCGGGTTCTCAATTATTAGCTCCCGTTACTGTTGAACAGATACAAAGTACACAAAATCAAAGTATATTTAGTGTACAACAGTATAGTCAGCAAGAGGCAGAACAAGTAAGCCAACAAATTAGTTTTTTAACTGATTTAAATAATCCTCTTAAGCAACTTATAGAATCTCAACAGATTCAGCAGGCTCAACAGGATCAACCTCAACAATCTCAACGTCGTGATATTGCACCAAATGAATTAGCAACTGGTGTTAATTTAGCACAAATAGCAGTAGTTCCTCAAGGCTACGCTAGTTACACGAATTTTATCTTGCGTGATGCAAGTTTTTATGAACCACGGGAAGTTTACAAAAATCAGATAGTTATAGATAATGTTAGAGTTTTACGCGGTTTAGGGTCAGATCGTAAGCATCAAGACTTAATAAACTTGCAATATAAATAGGAGTTAGTATGGCGGAAGACCTAAACAAAAAAGTTGACCAACTAGAAGCTGCAACTAAAAAATATGCATCTAAAGATACTGTTATTAGTATTGGTGGATATGAATTTACACCAGCTAAATTAATGGTAGCCGCAACTATTGTTTCATCTATACTTGGTGGCCTTTATGGTACATTTGAAGTATACAAAGACTACATTGGCATGAAGAAAAAGATTGCAGAGTATTCTGCTCCTGATTTATCCGATTTTGACAAGCGTTTAGCGGTAATAGAGGAAAATAGTGCAAAGACTAGTGACTATACCAGAGATATTAAAACCGATTTAAAGAATGACTTACGTCGTAATGAATCAGTTACTGAGCAAGTAGAGCGTAGCGTTAAGTCAGCTCAACGTGAAACTGAAACTGAAATGCGTGAAATGCGTAAAGCAGTTCGTGAAGATCTTGAAAAAGCACGTAATGAAGCTAATACAATCCGTAGAGAGATGGCGGATGCGCGTAGAGAAATAGAGCGTGAAGTAGTTCAACTCAAAAAAGAAGTAGATAGCAAGATACAGAAAGCTATAGACAATCCTTTAGCTAACAAATAATGTCAGCTATATTTATTACCTTTATTCTAGCATACGCTAAACCAGAATACGAATGTGTCAGATGGACATGGTCTGGTGATGTGTATAATCGAAAGGTAGTTTGCTTAGAATGGAGAAAACGCAAATGATAGATCCAATTACAGCACTGGCGGGTATTACATCCGCTATTAGCATGGTTAAAAAGGCAGCAAAAGTTGCCAATGATCTAGGATCTTTAGCACCTATGATTGCTAAACTTTTTGACGCTAAAAGTACTGCTACTAAAGCATTAGCTGAAGCTAAAAAGTCTAAAAAAGCCTCTAACATGGGTACGGCTCTTCAAATTGAAATGGCACTAGATCAAGCCGCTACTTTTGAAAGAGAATTACAGCTATTGTTTATGCAAGCTGGTAAAATAGACGTGTGGAATAAGATTAAAAATCGTCAGGCGGCAATGGACAGAGACGATGCTAAAGAGATAATTACCTCTAAAGCTGAGGAAAAAAGACGTAAAGCCAAAGAAGAAGAAATGGGTCAAATTGCTATGGCAATTGGAGCAGTATTTTTTGTTTCATTTTTAATTTTTGTAGGCATATATGAATTAGTACAATTTTGCCAAACAACCGGTAGGTGTGGAAGATGAATGAAGATCAAAAAGCTTTTGATTTAACATTAAAATTACTAATATATGGAATCGCAGCAATATATTTTCTTAACCTTTTAGAGGTTTTGCCAAACGATATAGCAGATAAAGTTGTTAATTTACTATTAGGGAAAGTTGGCTTATAAAAATGCATAATGATTTAAAACTATTTAAATGGGCACTAGTATTACTACTATTACCATTAGGACTGGCATTCTGTGGGGGAGATAGGTTCAGATACCCTTGCCAAGACCCAGATAACTGGGAAAAGGATTTTTGTAAATTACCAAAATGTGATGTAACAAGAACTTGTCCAGAACATATATTTAAGGGACAAAGAGACCCAAGACTAGGACCACCTACTACAAGAGTAGAGCCTATAGCTATATCACAATGTACAACACCCACACAAGGAGCTAACTGTGGAAAATAACTCAATAGTATATACCGAAGACCAGTTAATGGCTCGTCTTAAATTTTTTATTGGTATTTGTTTAGCACTTACACTTACTGGTATTGTATTTGTAGTTCTTTACTCCATTATTTTTATTACACAACCATTAAATGCAATAAGTCCTATTGATCAAAAGTTTTTTGAGATGATAATTCCTATTGCTACTTTCTTAACAGGTACACTAAGTGGCATTATGCTAGCTGGTGGTAGTAAGGAAGAAATGGAAATGAAAAGGGACATGATTAAGCAGGCTCAAGAAACCTCTAATACATATGCTAAAGCTAATCCTATAAAAGTTGAACCAGCTTTTGCACCAGCAGCTCAAACAAATAGTGGGTTTAATAATACTTCTGCAGTTAATGCAAATGTAGTTTACATTAATGGTAAACCTGCCCCAGTTCAAGCACCTCAACCGGAGATTTAAATGGCACCACTTAGTACTATGCTATCTGACAGCACGTCTATTAGCAGTAAACGAGTTATTACTTTCCTTGCATTTGTAATGTGCGCAGTCGCTTTTATAGCAATGATACTAGGTCATCCAATAGATACAAAACTATTTGATTCTATGATGTATATTGTAATTGCAGGATTAGGCTTTACAGCAAGCGAAAAATTCGCATCCAATAAAGAGAGTAAGCAATAATGGATGCATACGATTTACATGAAAAATTATTAACAGAGTGGAGACGGCTAGCTTTAATACCAAGCGCAGACTCTGTTAAGAAAACCTATAACGAGGTTCCTGTTTATATTAACTTAAATGATAATACGTATACAGTAACTGATGTTATTACTAGAGACGGAAAATTAATTTTGGAGATTGTATGAAGAATATTTTTTGGACATTATGTTTAGCACTTAGCGTATCTTTTTTACACTGGAATAATGCAGTAGCTGCGGCACCCGCAGCACCGGCAGTAGCACCAACAGCAGCAGCACCGGCAGCGCCTGTACAAACTAAGAAAGTTTGTGTGGAGCAAAAAGATGCTAAGACTGGCAAAATGAAAGAAGTTTGTAAAGACGTCAAACAGCATAAAAAGCTAGAAGGTACTAAAGTACCTGAAAAGAAGTAACTTAAACTTAGGCTACCAACGCCTAAGTAGGCGTTGGTTTTTATTAACTAACCAGGTGTAGGTATGGCAAGTTCATCAGGAAAAAAGGCTCGTAGAGCACAAAGTTCTCAACCAAAAAATCCAATTGAGTTTGGGTTTAGGGATGTTAAACCTTTGAATTTTATTCAAGGAGAGTATTTAGAAGCTATCAAAAGTAATGAAATTATTTTTGGTATAGGTTCAGCAGGTACAGGAAAAACATTTGTAGCAGCTTCATATGCTGCAGGAGAGCTATTCCATAGAAGAATAGAAAAGATTATTTTAACAAGACCTAATGTAGAAACTGGTAGAGGCTTAGGATTCTTACCAGGAGAATTAGAGGAAAAATATGCACCTTACTTAGATCCTTTTGACCAAGTATTTAAAAGGTCACTTGGCGCAGGATTTTACGAATACGCTCTAAAAACTAAGACAATAGATCCAAAGCCATTGGGATTTATGCGCGGAGCAAGTTTTGAAAACTCTATAATACTAGTAGATGAAGTTCAAAATATGACCAAAACTGAGTTTAAGATGCTGTTGTCTAGAATAGGTAGGAACTGTAAAGTTATACTTTCTGGTGATCCAGATCAGACAGATATTCAAGACTCAGGTCTTAAAGATGCCGTTAATAGACTAGAAGGCATACAAGGGATAGAAGTAGTTAGATTCCTAGATGAAGATATTGTTCGCAGTAGAATGTGTAAACAAATTATAATAGCTTATAGAGAGTAAAAAAAGCCCCTATACTGTAAAGTATAGGGGCTTTTTTCATTCTGCTACTGGTTCAGCAGCATTAATATCAGCAAAGTCTTTAATCATTTTACTAATTAGTGGCTGAGATACTTTAAAAGGTAACTCACTAAGTGCAGCAATAATCATATTTAACTCATCTTGAGTAAAACTCATACTGTATTTTTTTGGTTCGATTGGTTCTGTTTGTTCCATATTTATTTTATAGGGCAAGCGCCAGTTGAGCAGTCATCCGATACAATTTCATCAAAACTATTTGTATCATCTAAACTAACGGGTTGAAGAAATTTAATGTATTCGTCATAGTCTTGCTCACTTACTACTTCTTGTGGAAGATATAAATAACCAAGATCTTTAGCTGTCATACTCGGATCAGTACGATAGATAAAACTAACTCCTACATAGCAATCCCAGTTATTTAGCAGCCACTGAATAATATCTTCTACTTCATCTAAGGAGTAGGAAATGGTTACTGAAGTGTTCTGCTGAGTCCAGCTGGTCTGGATTAATTTATACTTCTCTAGCTGTTCTACTGCGGAATCTAAATTTACCTCTTTGCCTTTAACTTTATGAAAAGGAACATCATCCCATCTTACTGGGAAAGTAATTAAGACTCCTGAATCATCCGTTGGATGATTAATAACATTATATCCAGCAGCTTTTAGTTTCTCAACTACTGGGTCATACTTTGAGAATTGAACATTATTAAATATATACTTACCTAGTGGTTTATGAATACCCTCGGTAGTATCCATAATTTTACTTAATGTACCAGAAGGTTTAACACAAGTAATATTTTTAGGACTAGGTAGGTCAAGCTCATCTGCCATACCAATAGCAGCAGCAGTTGCTGTGCGTTTTAAATATTCGTAATCGTATCCACCCATATCAGGGCGTTTGGCAATACCAGTAAGGCCGACACCACACAGACGAAGAAAATAATTATTAAGATGCCAAGATTCTTGAAGGATACCATCATTTAAGTTTACGCAAGTTTGACGATAATTTGCTCGTGCAGCAAGTCTGATCGCCTCATGTAAGCCTGCAGTATCTCCTTTGAACTTACCAATATCTGTTTCGGTAAGGTTGCAGAAGGATTTATTTCCCAATAAGATTTCAACGCAGGGATTGCACCCAGAGAACCAGGGGGCTCTGCGGGTAGCTTCCACTGCATTAATGAATCCAGGCTCGCTACCCCCCGCATCTTCCATGAGATCGAATATTTTTCGAAGGTCTTCATAAAGTGGTTTTTCTTTAAATACTAAACTATTATTAGACTGTTGGCGATGACTATTGTTATGCAACCACCAGTCTTTTTTGCCTACTGCAAATTCTTCCCATTCAGGTTGGCCGTATTCAAAAAGTGCAATTTCAGCACTTCTACGACTACTAAGAATAGTACCTAGATGGTTAACAATGTCAAGAATATCCATACGAGTAAGCAGACTATCTGCTCTACCATTAAGTATATTAGCAATTGCTACATAAGCTGTACTAATTGCTGAATCTCCTGAACTAATCCACCCATAACCTTTTAGTCTATCACCGGCCGGTCGTAACTGTGAAAAATCTAATACTAGTTCTTTGGCAGGGTATTTACCTGCCATTAGCTTACCTACTGATTTAGCCCAGGCTTCGGCAGAGTCTCCAACTTGAATAGTCCAGCTTTTAGTTTCTGGATCCCAAGTTTCCGTATTATGCTCATTACCGCCCTTGGCAGTACGAGTAGAACGAATTACTCTAATATTCTTGATTGGTTTTGAAAAACCATTTAGTGTGCCTACTACTGGCTTAAATCCAACCCCACATCCTTGTAATAGTAACCATAAACAGTCTACTACATCATAAATTGTTTCTACTTCTGTAAAAGAACAATTAAATTGAGATGCTTCTCTTTTTTGTGCAACTGATGTGCCACCTAACCAAAGAGAACGACCGCTCATAGAAACTTTACGATCTAACATTAGCTGTTCTAAATCATATAGTTCAGCAAACTCAAGATCCGTTAAATCTCTATTAGCGGCCCGTTCCCATAACCACTGTTGGTGGTCTATAACCCTGGAAACTGTTTGCTCCCAGGTTTCAAATTGTTTTCCGTCGTCTGTAAGTGGTCTGTTGTATGTGCGTCTTGTAATTACTTGTGCTCGTGTTGAGACAGTCATTGCTCCCCTTCTCTAGTTATAAAACTAGCTAATATTTCTTTTTCAGACCTATTCAAGTTATTAAACATATAGTTATTATCTTCTTTGCAAAGTACTAATGCATCTTGTTCTGAAATTATTCTGCTAGATACTATTGTTTCAGTTAGGTGTTCTTGCGAAAACTCTTTCGCTTCTTCCATTGTAACCGTATCTAGCGCCCATTCTTTTTTGCCCTTAGGCACTTCAACTAAGTATCTTGTACGAAATTGATTAATACACTCTACCAAAACAAGTTCAGTTTCTTGCTTTGATATAATAATAGAACCGTTGTCTTGAACATTCCAATTAATTTTATCACCTGTTTTTAGTGATAAAGCTTCCAATACCTCAGGTGGCAGAGGTAGCATTAAGTCCCCCGTATCAGGGTCTTCTTCTATATTTACAATCCAGCGGTTCATGGTATTATTAAGTTAAATCTATACTGTAGTTAACATCTTCATCTGGAACATCACGAACAATCGTTAGTTCCATCTCGTCAAGATCAAAACCTTCTTCTTCAAATAGTTCACTAAGGTCAAATGCAGCGGCAGAACCTGCTGTGCCTTGGCCAAGGCGTACATGAGCTACTAATGTATTGATACAATTAATATGATCCTCAGTCAAGCCTTTAATAGTATAAGTATCGTTTTGTTTATATTTAAGTTCTAACATCTTTTATTTCCTTTAATTTAAGTTCCTGTGCTTCCAAATCCACCTTTACCGCGCACAGTATCATTCCATGCATCAACAAAGTCTACTAACAAAACTGGCATAATTACTAGTTGAGCAACCCTATCACCACGCTGAATTTTATATGGGTCATCTCCAGTATTTTTCAAAATTACTTTTATATTACCACGATAATCACTGTCAATAACGCCTACTGAGTGAGGGATAGTAATTCCCTTTTTTCCTTGACTGCTTCTGTTAAAAACAAAGCCTCCGTAACCCTCTGGAATTTTAACGGCTACTCCTGTATCAACAAGTTTTTGATCTCCAGGATAGATTTCCAAATCTTCTGTGCTTACTAAGTCAGCTCCTGCATCTGTTGGATGTGCACGTTTTGGTAGAAATGCGGAATCTTCTACTTTACACTCAATAATTTGATTAACTTTTGTATCCATGTTGTAGTCGTATTGTTTATTAATATTTACAAATTTACTCATTTAAGTATTCGTCCATTATTTTATTTATTTGTTTACAGTTTTCTACCCCGATAGCTTCTTCAGAGTTAGTTACTAAATCCATTAGTTTATAGTTTAACATTAAATTATCTGCACCAAATTCATTTAATGCAGAAATATATTTATATTTACTTGAGATAGGTAGGGCTGATATAATATCATAAGTACTACCATATTCTTCGATTAATTGTACGGCACGTTTTGGTCCTATACCTGGGACGCCCATAACGTTATCGCCACTATCGCCAGTAAGACATTTAATACTGATATAATCGTCAACAGAAAAATCATAATGCTCATTCCAGTTATCTACTGTAATCTCTTTACGAGTTACATAGGAAAAACGTGATACTCCATCTGTAACAAGTAAGTCCCAGTCTTTATCTGAGCTAATTAACCAAATTTGATCTAAGCTATAGCGTTTACGCTTTGCTACTATATAAGCGGCAATATCGTCTGCTTCTACTCCCTGAAAACGAACTACAGGAAACTTGCCTTCTTCTTCATACATAGATAAAATCTGTTGTACTTCTGCAAAGAATTGCTCGAACTCTTGTTGTTCTTCTTCAGTTTGGTTTGCGTATTTATCTTTACGATTCTGTTTGTAAAGTGGATAAATTGCTTTACGATATGAACTTGAGCCCATATCGCCTGCAATTATAAGTTTTTTAGTTTTATAAGATTTTTGCAGACTCTCGACTGTTCTCATATAGTCAGTAGCAAAATCTACTGCCTTTGAGTGTTTATATCGAAATGCAAGGTTTAGTGAGTCCAAAATCATTAGCGATTTAGGGTCAGTGTGGTTTATTTGTTCAAATGTTTTTGTCATACGAATATTATATCAAAATTGACTAGATGTGTCAAGTGATAAATTTTGGATCCTCGTACTTTACAAAGTCTTCTAGTAAAGAAACATATACTTCATAACCCAATACGCTTATAAATATGTATCTATAATCACAAGTTGGCATACACTCAAATGCACAAAATACCTTTGAACGATCATGTTTAAATATAAGTAGAGGAGTTTTATCAACTTGCTTACCCTGCCTTACTGCTTGAGACCACCATTCAAAAAATTGAGGGCTCTTGCCTGTAAGAATAGCACTAGTAAGGTGATCTTCTTCATAGTGTTTAACCTCTACAGAGTAAAGATTCTTTTCACCAGGAACGTATAGATCACCTTTTAATTGGTGTCTAGGGTCTAGAGCTCCTGATGCAGGTACTCTTTCCCATTTGAGACTAGTTAATTGGCGTAACTGATCTCTAATTAGAGTCTCTGCTCGAGCCCCTTTAGCTCTAGGATCAACCATTATCTATCCTTGACATATTTCGTTGCTTTACTACTTGTAATTTTTCTAGTAAAGGATGTGAGAATCCGTGTGATATTAAGAAAGTATTTAGGCTTTCCTCTTTTAACAAAACTTCAATTAACTTTTCTTTACCTTCTGCATCAAGATTTTCTACTGTCTCGTCTAATATTAGTAAATTAGTACGTGAGTTAGAAAGTGTTTGCATAAGTTTGCGAATAGCTAGTAAGGTTGCTACATTAACACGGGCACGCTCACCACTAGAAAGGGCGAGTATGTCTACGTCATGTCCATTATCTGTAATAACAACATTAAGTTTATCTGATGAAGCTATTTTAAATGATAGTTGGAATCTTCCATCAGCTAGTTCAGCTAAATACTCATTTGTAATAGTTTCTAAATCTTTTACTAAACATTCTATTTTATAAGCTACAAGACCAGTTGTTGAAAAGGCTTTTACAAGTACTTGTAAATTGGAAAGCTCGGAAGTATGTTTTACTAATTCAGTAGTATACTCAGCAAGCTCTTTACGCATATCTTCCATTTGATCGGCTATAACTGTTACTCTGGAATTATGTTCAGCAACAGTTTTATTTTTAGCCCTTACTTTGGAAATTGTACTATTAATCTCATTAATAGCTTTTTCTAGGGCCGTAATCTTACTAGAAAGTTCATTTTTATCTAGTACTTCACTGGTCAAGTCATTGTCAATTAAAGCATAGTACTTCTCCCACTCAGTAAAATTTTTCTGATAAGATTGATACTTAGAAATCTTACTTTCTAATAATTTAATACTTGCTTTGAAACTAGTAATATCTTGTTCAAGACTTACCTTATCTACATTAAACTGTTCTACTAAACTAAACATGGTGCTATTATCCATATCCTGAGAACAGGTAGGGCATTTAATAGTAGGTCCGGAACATTTCTTAGATAGTGCAATACCTTCTTTTAATTGATACTCTTTATTAGCTAGTTTTGTTTTTAGTTCTGCTAATATTGTTTCATTAACTTTTTCAGGAACTGGGTCATCAACAACTATATTGGATAAAACCTGTTTATAGGTATTATTCTGAACTATTTTTTTATTAGTAGACTCAATGTTAGATAGTTCATGTTTTAACAAAGTTGCTTCTGATACTAGTTCACTAGGAGCCGTAGGCTCTTCTTCTAGTTCTTTTAGAGAAAGGTCTTCTTTTTCATACTTTGATAACCAACTACGTACTGTTGTTAATTTAGCCTGCACAGAATCTACTTGTTTATTAGCTTCTGATGAAAGCTCTTTAAACCTCTCTGAAGCCCTAGTATATATAGATAGATTTAATAACTCTATTAAGAACTTTTTTCTAGCTGTATCAGTAGCAGTCAAAAATTCTAGACTAGAAACACTACTTTGGTATACTATCTGACTAAAGGTTTTATGGTCAAAACCAATAATGCCTTCTATTTGTTTATAAGTATTAGTACTAGTATGACTACTAATATCTTTACCATCTTTCAATAGTTTTACTGTTGCAGATGCTGTGGCTCTAGAAGTTTTAATTGTGTAATCTGAACCATCTTTAGAAAAGTCTAATTCAATACTGTAACTTTTATCAGAACTGTACCTATTAAGTATATCTGCTTTTTTTATTTTTTTGGAGTTCTGATTATATAATATTTCTTCTAATATTAGTGCAATAGAGCTTTTACCATGACCGTTTTTACCAACAATTTGGGTAAGCGGTGCAATGTCTAATTTAATAGTATTATTTAATCCATATGAGAAAGCATTACCCCATCTAATTTCTTTAAATGTAATCATTCTGTAGTAATCTTATCCAAATTATTATTTAAAACCTGCACTATATTTTCTACTGTAGAGTCAGGTAATTGCAGAATATATAATAAATATTCTTTCAATTCAGCAGCTAAAGTCATACTAGGGTCTAAAATTAGGGCAGTCTCTGTCTCTCTGCGCACTATCTTTTTATCTATTAGACTATTGTCCTCCATGGCGCCCAGCTCACTCATGTCGCCTTCAACTTCGTAAATGGTATGGTCATAGGTAGTAGCTGGCATTTCTTCGCCTGCTTTTATAGTTTTACGAATAAGCTGTGGTAACTTTAACTTTCTCCACTCATGCTCTAAACTATTAGTATCAAGTATGATAACGCCGGTATCTACATTATTACGATGAAAACTAGTAGTAGCAGGACTTCCAGGGTAGAGGATATTTCTTTGCGAATTCTCATAACTATGTAAGTCTCCAGCTAAAACAACTTTCCATCTGTCAAATAGCTCTAAGTCTAGCTCTGGCTTTACATGGGGCGGTATCTCGCCTCTAACATGTGTAAAACAAATATCTCCATGTACTAAGTGTGGAGCATTTTCAAATTCTTTTAATTTATTATATGGAATAAAATCCATATTATCAATAGAATAGTAGTCATCAATAACTGTAACAAGTTTATTAAGTCTTTGAGTACTACGTTTAAGACTAGTAAAGAAAGTGGTGTCTTTCTTTAAAGCTTCGTGATTTCCCGCATATATAATGCAAGGTATCTTAATAGACGATACTAGATCAAAATAAACTTCTAGTTCATCCATTGTTGGCATACGATCAAATACGTCGCCACCTAATACTAACAGATCACACTCCTGTTGAATATCGCCTAGTTGTTGTATGAATAAATCATAACGATCCTGGGCCCAAGGTATAGGAACATTTTTTTGACCTAGTTTAATATGAATATCAGCTGTAAATAAAACTTTCATGATTTGTAGTCAAAAAAGCCCCTAAGCTGTTGAGACTTAGGGGCTTGTATATTAAGCTGTTAAATCGCTAACTGCTTCGGAATCAGTAGCAGGATCTTCCTCAGCTACAGCTCCATTAACGATGCGCTCTAATGTAGCTTTTACTTCTTCGGCAGTTTGACGTGGGTACTTAACATCAATGCTTTCAGAAGCTGCTACAGCCTCTTTTTCTTCGGCAGTAAGTGGGCGTTTTTTACAACGCAGTACTGATAAAGTATACTCTACATTGAATGGTAGTGGCCCAGTCTTAACGCGTTTGAATACAACATCCCAACCTGTATCAGGATCAGTAGGATCGCCCAAGTCTTCTGCTGCTGAGCACACTTGCTCAAATAGCTTCTTTTTCAGATTAAGAATTTTTACTTTTCCATCTTTAAGATCAATACAGTTTGCACTGTAAGACCAAGAACATTTCTTATCTGAGAAGTACTCTGGAACATGGTCATGTTCTTTATTATTGAATTTTTCAGCATCACGATCAAATGCTAAGCACTCAACTGGAATATCTTTTCCATTAGTGCCCTTTAACCAATAAACATAACGGGGTAAAATTCCCCCAATCAAACGTACTGTATTTTCTCCGTCTTTGTATTCAAAGGCGTCAAAAGATTTTTTAACTGCTTTGCCTTTAGTTGCTGTAAATGCTAATGCCATTTTTAATTTTCCTCGTATTTAAAGAGTATTTCTTTGTTTGTTATTTTTAATAACGGATTGTTTTTAATTAGATCAATGTTTATATCAGGAAAAAACGATAATTGTAATCCCCGATATTTATACTGCTTATATAAATTATAGTCTCGTCTAGCTGCTAGTTTAATATATTGTATTTTAAATAATATATCTGTTGATTTATCTGCAAACAGGGAGAGTGGATTTAGTATAAAACAGTTACCAGCTAGTGATACTTTACTAGGTTTAACCTTAGAGTATTTAAACGGTAATTTTTTAGAATAGTGATACTCTAACATAACCATAAACTTACTTGCATCACCATCTGACTGCTCTTCAAGAGTTTTTAGGTTAAAGAATAGAGCCATAATTACTGCTGGAAGATATATTATATCATTGTTAGAATACATTTGCAAGTGTATTTTTTACAAGCCCAGTATCTCCCAGCCCTTTCTCATATAAAATGCTATACGATCTTTATTTTGTTTTCTATCACTTGCTCCACTAAACTGCATATCTAGAACTAGAGGTGATATTTTATTTTCGTGTTGTCTCATTATACGTCCAATAATTTGCTCTAAAAGACCATCATTGGCTATTGGTACAGCTAAAATCACACAACTTAATATATTTACTGATATGCCTTCTGCAAATATTTGACGGCTTCCAGCAATGCAACTTTTTTGTCCTGATTCGACTTGTTCTTTAAGTAGGACTCTTTCTTCATATGTTGTCCCCCCAGTAATGCACACACACGTTTCACCAATTAGTTCTCCTACTTGTTGTAAAAATTCTACTCTATCAGCAACTATAAGCACTTTGTGCCCTTTAGCAATCTGTAAGTTTGCTGCTGCCGCTATAAATCTTTGATAATCTGTGTCGTATAATAAGTTATTTATTTTCTTAACCCAAGTCTCGCCAGGAGATAGGGCTATTCCTGTACGAACTATTTGTACTTTTGGAGTAAGAGTATTTTCTTGCGGTGGTTGATATAGTTTACTACCAAAGAAGTCTCGAAATAGTACTTGTTTACCGTCTTTGCGCTGCATTGTACCACTAAGACCTATTTTATATCTAGCATACATGCCGTCTATAAAAGCAGTAAAAGTACTTGCGGGGCAATGATGTGCTTCGTCAACTATTACAGTACCAAACTCTTTACAGATCTGTGGCACTAGCTTAGTTAAAGTCTGTATATTACCAACTACTATTGAGTGATCTATATCAAAACTGCCAGAACCTATAACTCCTACGGGCATTTCAAATAATTTTTCTACTTCTTCTATCCACTGATCTCTAAGCATTGTATTGTGACATACAATTAACGTCTTTTGCCCAAGTTTTCGTGCAATGTGTAAGGCAGTAAATGTCTTACCCCAACCTACCATTGCGTTAATAAAGCAAGTATCATCAACTTCATTAAATACATCAAGCTGTGTTCCTCTTAGCGGAAACTTAGGGTCAGGAAATGGAAGCTCACATACTATTCTTTTATCTACAATTTCATAACCTTCAGGTATTAAATCTAGCCTACCTACCGGTATAGACATAACACTTTTAGGCAACACTTTGTAATTCTTAACTATATCGTACTGTATAAAGTGACTTTTAGCACCCGGAATATTTCTTCTAATTTTATATGTAAGCGTACTTATTAGTTTTTTTGCTATTTCAGGCGTAACATCTAAGTATATTTTATTTGATATTATTGCTTTTGGCATTATATTTTTCTCCAGGTTTTTGAGTATGCCTGATTATAAAAGCCATATAAAATCAGAGATTTACCATAGTGTAGAATTCCAGCATATCTATTAGCAGTATCAGGAGTATATAAAGCCTTAAATCTAGTACTTAGATTTTCAACTTCTATTATTGCTCCTCCAGTTTTAATTGGTATCACATCTGTAACTTTATGAAAGTGTAATTCGGCTTTAGTAGACTTTATGTATTTAAATGTTTTGCCTTCTGAATCTATAAACCAAGTATGCGGTGTAGATAGCTTTATTAAATCACCTAAAAAATAGATAGCTTTACTTATTTTAAATAGTTCTGCACCCTCTGCTTTTAATTTAAGTCTACGTAAAGCTAAACTATCTTTTTTTATGGTTAAATCATCTACTATTTTTAATTTACTTACAACTTCTTGTTCGTCTGAAATATATTGATAGAGGTAAAATACTACTCCATCAATACTTTCTGGCTTAACTAGACCTAGCTTAAATATTGGATAAGCTAGTTCCTTCAACGAAATACTGTTTATCGAATTTTCCAAAGCTATAATCCTGACCTATTTCTTGATCTACACCGATTGGATATCCTTTAATAGAACATCCTCGGTCTTTTTGTGTGTTACGCTTTAGTATTTCACAGTATTCTTCTACACACTCATCTTTAACTAAAGCAACTATTGAGTCATGTACTAACATAAAGATTTTTGCATCAATACCCTTAGCTTTAACTTCATTAGCAGTATCCATAGCACCAAAAAGATTCATGTCAGATGCTAAGGATTGTATTTCTGCGTTGATTCCGCTTCTGACTTCATGGGCCGCAATTCCTTTGTCAGAGGAAAACACATTGATAAGACGACGCTTCCTGCCAAAGAAGCTATAAGTATAACCATTAGCTTCAATAAATTCTTTGCGCGATTTAAGCCACTCTTTAAGTTTATTAAACTTATCAAAGTAGGATTTAATATCTTGCTTTGCTCGATCGATACCATAATATTCTCCTGTTGATTTAGATACTGTATCAGAAACTTTCTGCGGCCCTGATCCATATAAAATGCCGAAAGAAATTGCTTTAGCAGATTGACGCATAGATCCAAACTTACTTTTTACATCATCTACTTCGCAGGTTAAGTCAAAAACCATTTTAGCAATAGTTGAGTGAAAGTCCCCACCTGAAATAAATACTTGTTGTAGGTTTTTATCATTGCTTAAAACAGCAGCATAATACATCTCAGCTGTTGTTAAGTCCTGGCTTACAATTTTGTAGCCATTAGGTGCTTTGATACATCCTTTAATAATTGGATTATCTCTAGGGATTTGCTGAGCATTAAACTTGCCACTACTAGACAGACGCCCACTAGTGGTAAAAATAAGATTAAAGTTTGTACGAATGCGTTCATCTTTATCTAACTCCGGTAAAATCTTACTGATATATGTATTTTTAATCTTTCCTAGCTGCCGTACTTTAAGTATAGCTGCTGGCAGAGGGTGTTCTTCTGATAGCTCGGTAAGTACTTCAACGTCTGTGGATATTGCTCCAGTTCCTGTTTTCTTACCAGTTGGTGTGAGTTTAACATAGTCAAATAGTACTTTACGCAACTGTTGGACGGAGTTTGGATTAAATATAATTCCTGCGTCTGCTTCAAATTGCTTAACATGTTCAAACCCATAAACTTCTTGCTTAGCCTCAGCTATTTGTTTATCTAGAAAGCCTTCAGCCGCTAACATTCTACTGCGGTCAATAGGGATTCCTACTTCTTCCATATCCATTAAGAATAGTGTACCTGGAATTAGAATTGTTTTATATACTGTTAATATTTTTGTATTCTTTTGTAAGTTTGGCCAGAACTTATTAAATAATGTAATTGTTACAGCAGTATCGATTGCGGCATACTTTGAAATTACATCAAAGGGTATCAAATCGTAGGTAAAATCTTCAAGAAGCATACCTTTACTGGAACAATAGGACTTTTTAAAGTCATCTAGTTCTGCATCATAATCACCATATTCAGTGTATTTTAATGCTAACTGCTTTAGTCCGTGACTGTCATTTTCATCTAGAGCATAGTGCATTAACATTGTATCATGCACTCTAGCTCTGTTAAATTTAATACCAATATGATATTCAATCATTTTAATATCAAACTTCATGTTATGAAATACTATATCGTATTTCTTAACGATCTCTTCTAAAAGATCAGTACATATACTATCAAGACAATCAGTAGATATGTAAGCACCGTGTTTATCCTTATAACTGATAGACAAACCCAGTACATAACCATTTCTAGGATATAAAGCTGTAGTTTCAGTATCCATTGCTACATAGCCTTCGGCATTTTCTAAAACTTCTTTTAGAAACTCTATAGCTTCGGCTGTGTCAACAATACCAAGATATTTACCAGTAGCACTAGCATTGCTAATGGAACCTTCAATATACTTGTGGATACGATCTACTGATCTTTGGAAATCCGGTTTTCCTTCTGGCTTAAAATGAAGCATTGATGGATTAGTAATACAAACGAATTTGTCGTGCATTAGTTGTCCTGCATAATTAGTTACTGAACTAATTTTTGCATACTCTTTAGCTGCTTCAGAACCTACTAAGATTACTAGATCATACTCTTCTAAATAAACTTCTAAGTCAACATCTTTTTTCAATAGTTTAGTAATTGGTACTGAACTCATATGATAAAGGTCAAAATCAAAGTTAAAATGATTACTATAGTTATTTTTACTAGGGGCTTTGTCTATAATTGCAATTTTTTTCATATTTTTGTATATTCTATTAAAGAGTTTACATCCTCTTGTGTGATTACGCCAGGGTCTTGACCTTCTGGCAAATCAATAATTTCTGTTAAAAATCCTGCTTCCTCAATCAGAGGTTTAATTTTTCTAGCGGCTTCTCTGCCTGCGTCGTCTCCATCATAAAGAATAAATACTTTTTCAATACCCATTACCTTATAACTTAACATTTTCTCTTTTACATCATTTAGTAGTTTTGAAGTACCAAAGGTACAAACTGTATTCCTTAACCCTTTATCATAACAATTAAGCATATCAAATATGCCCTCTACTAGAATAATAGTTCTATACTTTTCTTCAAATTTTGCAGGAAATAGTGGTATAGTTACTCCACTAGGGTAGTTAACATACCTAGGATTACCGTTAGACATACTATGTCTACCTACATAGCATACTGTTTTACCTCTAACATCAGTTATTGGGAATACAATACGATCTATCATCTTTTCTACTTGATCTGTTTCAAATGCTTTAAAGTGCCTCAAAGTCTGAACGGATACATTTCTAAAAGATTTGTTAATAGGTTTAGCCCCCTCTAGCGGATCTAGGCCGTTAGAAGACTCTTTTAAAACATTTAACTTTTCTTTTAACTTTGCTATTCTTACAGAGACATTGTTTGTTAATAGTCCGTAGTATTTAAAAATATTAGTTTTAAATCCACAAGAAAAACAGTGAGCAATTCCCGTAGATCTATCTATTCTAAAACTTGGATTAGAATCATTATGATCTGGATTAAAGCAAGATGTAACATAATCTCTTCCAGATACTGAAAAAGCAACACCCTTATCTTTGAGTAGGTCTAGTACTGGATCGCTCATTATGTGTCCCAGGGTAAGTCTGCGGCAGGCTCGTCTACCTTACCTGCTCTTTTAATCTTTTTTGGTTTTTCTTCTTGTGCAACTGGCTTTTCAATAGATATTGGACTAATACGTAGGCTTTCCCAATCCATACCGCTTGTAAATTTCATCTCTTTGGCGCCGCGAATTTTTGTGGTTTCAAAACTCATTGCTGCATCTTCTTTGGTATTGGCTTCCATCAACAGCGCAATATCGGCTGCATCAAGAATACCTTTAGCAAAGCGAGTTTCTCCACTATTATCAATCTGATATGGACTAACCATAACAATATCATATTTTCGTGCCATCTCTTTTAGTTTCTTAGAAATAATAATCTGGGGTTGCCAGTCAAACTGACTAGCTCCCTCAACTACAATTTGATTTAAGTAATCAATAACTGCAACTGCGAATTTATCTCCAAAGCGAGACTTCATTTTACCTAAGTGTAAATCGATCGAACTTAGGGTCAGTGCCCTATCATCAATAATTACCATTTGATTGTGCTCTTTAAGACTGCACTCTCTAACCAAAGATTCTTCAAACTTATATTGATCCCTATCTTTGATAAAATCCATTACTAATTTGTCTGAGTCTTCGTACATTTCTGCACGAGATTTAACCACTTTTAATAGTTCTGCATCGGTTAATGTGTTATTTTTAAGATTTTGATGATTGACATTAGCTAAAATACTCATATTACGTTGCAGCGTTTCGTGCGCTTCCATTTCAATAGTGAAATAGATACAGGCATTTCCTGCCTCATACTGATTAATCATAATATTACTACAAGTAATAGATTTACCAGAACCACGTTTACCGCCGATTAATATAAGCTCTTGTCTAGCTACACCGCCTAGTACGGAATCAAAAGTATTATTAAGACCAAGATGTACTCGATTCTTGGCTAGTTCATCAGGTCGAATAAATACCATGATATCATTCATGGTATAAACACCCTCTGTTGTTAGAGTTTTTTCATCTAAGGTTAGTACTATACTCGCTAAATTATCTTTAATTTCTGTACTATCGTATACTGGTAATTTATCAATAAATTTATCTAGTAAGGCAATAGCTTGATTTTGAGTATACTGATCTATTAGAGCATCTAATGCTACATCGGCAGTAATGTCAGTCTCATCAATAAGACGAAGGGTCGCTAACGTTTTTTGCGCCAACCCCTCTCTAGCAATAGCATCTAAGTCATCGAACGACGGTATAGTACTATACTTATCATAGTATCTAGTAATTAAACTATATACTGAGGAGTAGGCAGGGTCAAGAAACGCGAGCTTTAATTTGCTCCAAACATCTAAATTCTTTTCAATTAGTAGTTTATTAATGACAACTGCGCTAATATCCATTACTCTACCTTACTTTCATTGTCAATAATTACTTGGTCTAAAATTTCCTCTAACTTATATAGAGTTTCATTACGTAATTTTTGAATACTAGCTTGATAGCCAAATTTATCGTCAAATAAAATGCCAAGCTGTTGGTGTGTTATAATTTGTTGTAAACCAAAGTATATTAAGTCGTGAGGTTTATTAGACTCAGGAGTAATATCTACTTTAATTGATTTACCATAGTTGTGTTCTGCTTGTTTAACCACCTCTTCAACAGTGAACGACTCTGTATCGTGGTATGTAATTGTTATTTTCATAGTAGAAATAAAAAAGGCCAAGAGCTACTAAATAACTCCTGGCCTTTGAATAACCTTAAGGGTTACAATTAAGCTGCTTTAGCTTCGGCCTTAGCCTTCTTAGCTGCACCATCGTAGTCCTTAACGGTAATACCACGGCGAGTAAGTAGGGTCTTAAGACCACGTTCTGTCTTGTCGACAGCTTTAGCAATTTCAGCAACTGTCATGCTAACGATATCATTACCAAGTGCTTGCACTGGATCAATTACGTTTTTAGCATGGCTATCTTTTTGTGCAGGGATACGGTCAATCTGACCCTTGCGTGTCAAGCTGAGTGCTTTACCACGAACTGAAGGAATGCTTTTACCTAGGGTAACTGCGATTTCTTCAATGAATTTTCCTGCTTGAGCCATTTTGATAAATACGGCTTCTTCTTGCTCTGTGTATGTACGAGCAGCTTCAACTTTTTCAGCTGGCTTAACATTGCCAGTCAATTCCAAAGCAAGTAACTTGCCTTGAATTTGCTTAGCAGTGAAAATACCACCTTGGAAGCGTTCAGCAATATCCTTATAGGTCATTGCACCTGCATTGCTTGTTACCAAGTTAGACAGTGCAGCGCCCTGCTCAGGTGTAAAGGCAGAAACCTTTTCCTTAGCCATAGAAGCAACTTCACGGTCTAGTTGACGCAGTTTTGCACCTACTGAACGCACTGTTACGCCCAGGGCTTCAGCTGCTTGCTCAACCCGCTCGACACTTACTGGACTCTGGTTGCCAACGATGGACAAAAGTTGAGCGACAGCTTGGTCAGACCATTTTTTAGCTTTTTCAGTCATTTATTTTTCTCTTTTTTAAATTTTTGATACAAAATCTTTTAGATTTGTTACTATTGTTACGCCATATTCTTCTGCTTTTTTGCGTTTTGTACTTCCTTTATCTTCCTCATCTATTAAGTATTTTAAAGTCTTTGTTACAGACTCTACTACTATCAAGCCTGCGGCTTCCAATATCTTGGTCGCTTCGGCTTTTGTTTTAAATGAAGTCAATTTACCCGTAATGCATACAGTGGGGCCGTCTACATTACTAGGTTTAACTTTGTCGGATTTGAAAGAGAATGGCAAGAACTCTTTCATTTCTGGGTATTCCAGATTAATCCAATTCAGTAAGTTAGAAGTAACTTTCTCTCCAAGACCTGCTTGTTTACAAGTTTCTTGGGTAATTTCTTCTATAGAACCAACTACACTGGCAATTTTTTTAGAAGCTGTCCCACCCACTAAGGGGATTGAGAAAGCGGCTAAAACGGTGGCCAGATCAGCACCTTTAGCTCGTTCGATTTCATCTAAGAGCTTATCCGCTACTTTTTCACTACCAAGGGACTCAATAGCTGAATCTCTATCTAAGTAAAAAAGTTCTGTAATATCAGCTAGACCAAGTTTCTCGATAGTCTTTGGGCCGAAACCTTTAATACCAAGAGTTTTTGTAAAATGTTCTAGCTTTTTACCTAATTGAGCCTCGCAGGATAAATTTCTACAAAACAGTTGTTCATTAACTGTTTCTAGATTATAGGAACAGCATGGACAAGTTGTAGGAATTTCAATCTTTTGCATAGTTTTTTCAATTTAAGTAGTAATTATACAGGAAATGGAACGCTTTGACAAGTCTATTTTTTGTATGCCTGGAGCACAGCTCGAATGATTGAATTTTGTTATGCTGCTACCTTGTGAGTAATACAGGGAATAATTTCTCCACCTAGTACTACACCTACACGATCGCCTATACAAATATCCAACATCTCTATGAACCCAGGATTATTAAGAGTTGCTTTGCTAACTAACTTATCACCAATATAAATAGGATCTAAGTGAGCTACTGGAGTAACTTTACCAGACTTACCAACACTCCATTCAACAGATAAGATTGTAGTTTCAATGGCCTCTTGACGCTCTTTTCTAGCGTAAGCCCCCCGAGGATGTTTAGATGTATACCCTAGACTTTCAAAGTGTTCGTTATTGTTTGCTCTAAATACTAGCCCATCGCAGGGATAAATATTATGCAAATCTTTTTCTAAAACAGTTTGAAATCCTTGAGTAGTTAACAATACCATATCTCTAACAAATGTAGTAGATTGATACGGATAAACACCATATGCATAAAACGACACTGCACGAGTTTTAAATTCATTTAAATCTTTTAGATTTAAAGAACCTGCTGCATAGTTACGGCTATTAGGTATTTCTTTAATGGCTACAACTTCGCCAGTAACCTGAAACATATCTAACCTTGGTACCGATAAAGGTACTAGGTCTTTTCTAGCAATAAACTTTTCTGTAATATCTGTGCCTTCAATACCATCGCCACGAGTTAGTGCTTGTACTAGAAGGCCATTGACATAAAGAAGACTTACTGCTGCACCGTCTAGCTTAGGGGTTGTACTAATATCAGTGATATCTTTTAGAGGGGCTTCGCCTTCATCGGCATAGTACTTTTGCAAACTATACATAGGGTATATGTGTTTTGCAATATTTTCGTGCTGTTTAGCACCCACCTTAGTATAGCCAGAACTTTCAGCTAGACGATCAAAGGCCTCATCAGAGATGATAGGGCTGCCAGAATAGTAAGATATTGAGGCTTCGTCTAGGTAGGCTTTTAATTTATTCATAACTTATATTATACAATATTAAGCAATAAACTTCAAGTTCAAATTTTGAAATTTATTAGACACTTTACAAAAGTACTCATATGTACTGCATGAACTGGGTCGTAGTAGTCAGGCATATTGCCTTCTTCATACCACCAGCTTAGAGCTTCCGGGTGACAACCAATAATACCAACATTATCTTGAATGATAGCCATAGCATCACCATTAGCGTACTTAGCAACAACTTCCATGTCTTCACCAATGATAGCGCACCCATCATAGAAATACATAGTTTCATCTAAGCCCATCCAAGTAACATATGCTATGGTTGGGCCTTCAGTAGTAATATCACTAGTAGGTCGTTCAATGTATTGGCCAATCTGCAGGTTTTGGGTTAGATCGAAATATCTTTCTCCTGCCCAGTATGCTCCCATGCAGATACCTAAGTACTTACCACCATTATCCACATAGTTTTGTACTACTGTTATATCTTCATCAGTAAAGATATCAAAGAAATCTTCAGCATCTCCCATTCCTCCTGGAAAGCATACTGCATCAAACTGAGCTAAAAATTGATGGCTAAGGTTATTAACACCAAAAGTTCTGATATCAAAATCACGAACCAAACCGTCAATCATGCCCAAAGCACATTCAGTTTCACATTGTGGTTCGTGAATAAAAATTGCAAGTGTCGGTTTCATGGTTTTATCCTTAATCTAAGATATATTATATCAAATTATAGAGTATAAGTCAAGTCTAATTTTAATGAGTAAAGTTAAACCACCCAGTTACAACATATTTTGTCTGAGTTGGGGATGTAATTCCGCGATGAGTAAATGTCCAGTCTGTGGGCCATATTAATGTTAGCCCTTTTTCTGGCTTAACTTTAAGTTTCTGATGCCAGAATTCAGTCTCACCAGAGTCAGTAACATCATTTAGGTAAGTCATAAATACAAGGTGTCTAGAAGCTAAAACAGGTGATGTACCGTTTGCTCTCTCAGTATGCCATGCATGATACCCTTGAGTAGGGTTATATCTCTGAATATTTACATATTGCCTAATATAAAAGGCTTCATATGCATTAGCTTTTGGATATTTTTCAATATATAAATTTACAACTTCTTGTAAGCTTTTTACATAATCATTATAAAGCAAGGTATTACCATCTAGTATGCAGTCAGTGGAATCTTTTATATCAGTATTAAGACTCTGCACGTCTTTGTTACCACTTACTATACCTTTATATGTTCCACCCTCTACTTTTTCCATTGTTTTATGGTAGTCTACTAGCCTGTCACATATAGTATGATCTTCTAAGTACCATCCACCAATAAAATTATCTAATTCGTTAACTGTGTGTTGGCGCATCTTTGGACTTTTCTAACCTATTACTAAAGAATTCAAGTATAGTAGCGTCTGACTCTTCTAATGAGCATATCTCCATTAATCCTTCTAATAATGATAGGATGTTATGAATGGAGGCTTCCATACTTACGCCTTCTCGTGAAGGAACATATTCACCTTCATAACTAAGAAAGTATTTACGAAGGTGAACATACTGTACTCCCCTAAATTCATTAACAACTAATTTAAGTTGATACCCTTTAGGTTCGTTTTCATATATTAGCTTTTCATAAAATTCTGGTTCGTGTTCTGTCATATTCGTACCCCAAGTTTACGTAAATGTTCTAGACTTGCTAGTTCATATGCTTCTTGATAGGCTGACTGTAACCATTTCTCAGATAGAAGCCACACTCGATAAATAAATCCATATTTATCTGTATTTTGTTCAGTATCAATACGAGCTAAGCTATCATAGCGCGCAGAATACACTACTTCACCTACTTGAAAACGCTCACGCATAGCCCCCTCAGGGACTAACTCTGGGGTGAAATAGGTAGAACCAGGTATACGCATAGGAACTGCGTTTACTTCCAATATATTTTTAACAAAACTAGAACTACGATATGTAATTTTAGATATTGCATCTATAGTTTCACCATTAAGATATTCACTTATAATATATACTACATCTTCCTGTGTTGCTGGCTTACCACGCAAGGCTGCTCTACGCTCGGCATTACGGGCTTGCGTTTTCTTGAAGTCGTCAATAATGGTACCAAGACGCGTAGTATTATATGCCATGCCAAGAATTTGACAAGCATCTTTTTTAGTGATAGGTTTTACACCTTCTTCAGTAGGCTCAAGTAAGCGGATAACTCGCGTAATATTTGCTGCTGTCATCAATTCTTCTTCACTGGCCGATTTTTTGCGTGTTGCCATATAAGTTCTCCAAGTAAGTATATATTATACCAGTTTAGGGTCAAATTGTCAAGTATATTAAATTACTTCGTAGTCTTCTTTACCACAACCACACTCAGGGCAAAGAAAATCACTTGGTAATGATTCCCACGCACCTTCTAGTTCTTCATCATGGATATGTCCACAAACTACGCATACATATTCTGAAGTCATAGTGATTCCTTTATCTTTGTATACGCCTCTGCGTGGCGTTTTTCAATTTTGGTAAGAGCTGCAAATCTTTTTTCTGCTTTATTCAAGATCTGTGCAAACTGCTCTGCATGTTCTTTACTCTCTGTAATTTGTTCAATAGCAATACCTGCTGCAATAGTATTGCCGTCTTTAATAGCTTCTTTATGGAACTCTGGATACATTGTAGTGAACTCATATGTTTCACCCTTAATAGCCATCTCTAGACATTCTTTAGTATCTGGAGTACCAATAAGTAACTCTAAATGCCCCCAGGCATGTAGTAGTTCCTGGTCAGCAGTATGTTCAAAGTGTTCTGCAATTTCATCAAACCCTTGCTCCCTTGCCATTTTAGCAAAGTAGCGATATTTTGTATGAGCCTGAGACTCCCCAGCAAATGCTGCTTCTAAATTTTTTATAGTAATATTCATGTTTTATAAATGAAAAAGGCAGCACAAGGCTGCCTGTTTTTAACCAGCAATAACTTTGGTAAAATATGCTGCTGCTTTTCCAGTTAGTTTACTGAGAATTTCGTCATCAATCTCACCACCTTTGGTCTCAATTGCTGAACGAAGTTCAGCGATTTGTGACTCTTTACTAACCCTTGTAGCTCCAGTAGATTTTGCAGTCCCTGACTTACCACTAGAAGTACTTGCTTCTTTTTTAACATAAACCCCTGCTTGAACTAGAACCATACGAACGCCATTTGCGCTTTGTTCCATCTCTTCAGCAATCTCTTTAATCAATTCCGTAGAATTTTCTGGAGTAGGGTTACCTGCTTTATATGCTTCGATAACTGATTGTTTATCTTCTTCTGTCCATGCCATTTTTAATTTTCCTTAATGAATTTGTTGTCTGTTAATATTTTGAGGGCTACTATTAGATTGAATTAAACCTTCAACTAATAGTTTTTCATACATAGCTATATAGCAATTTGCTATATCATACAATGTTTCTGTTGGTACTGTTGAAATTAATACTTCATTTTCTTCCAAAATTTTTTCAGAGTTTGATATAGACTCCTCAATAGCGCTTTGGTATTGTACACATAATTGTAAACTATCATGTAGTAGTTTGCTATCCCAAATTCTAAATTTTCTAGGATTATTCTTTTGTTCCATAATTACTACATAACTGGTGCCGACTATCGGATTCGAACTGATGACCTGCCGCTTACAAGGCGGCTGCACTACCCCTGTGCTAAGTCGGCTTTTATTTAAACGATGGTTCGATCACTATATTGGTCATTTTATCAGGAGCAAAACGACGATAGTTATGATTGAGATCGAATTCATCTTTGATTTGAGTAATTTTGTTTAAATACTCTGTATAAGCTGCATCCATGTCTTCTGCAAACATAGCCATTTCCATTGGCTCAAGGCTAGTCATATCAATACCTTCATACATAGTATTTGGTGATACTGTTACCGCAAGTACTCGATATGAGCTAGTTCCGTCTGATTTTGTATATTTAAATGATATTGTTTTCATGATCTGTTGATTGGCTGTTTAAGTATATATTATACACAATTAAGCAGATGAGTGCAACTGCAAAATTTTTATTCTTCTGGGAAGAGTCCCTTTTGCAGAGAACTTTTAAACCTACTACTCCACGAGGGAATTATACAGCTAAAAAATACAAAAGGGGCGAAAACAGCAGTTATAGTTAGAAACACAATATATATTGTTAATTTCGAACTAACTGGGCCGCTCTCGTTAGCTTGTTTGTATATTACTGGACTTAGTAGTTCTATTGTTGCTGTAATTGCTGTTGTTAGACAAAAGATTATATACCAATCTATAAAACTCATTATCAACTACCGCCCTGAATGCGAGCAGCAATTGAGAAAAAGTTTTTATCGGATGATATTGCCATAGACTTTGTTGGCTGACTAACTTTACCAGGTTTTTGCATAGCAGCCGCTGCTACTGTTGGATTTGAACTCATGATATCACGATCAAACCTACCTCTAAATAATTTAAAAAGCTGAGCAATACGACGCCAACTATGTGACCACTCTCGTGCATTAGGAGTTTTACGACGACGATGAATGTTTTGCAAAGCTAATTCAACTTGTTTATTGTTTGGCTGTAGTTTTAGTTGTTTTTCCAACTTTCGTTTGCGATTAACTTCCCATCGATTTGATTTACCTGATGGAGCCGTCACCGCTTTATTCTTAGTTGCCACTTGTAGTATCCTTGTTGAATTTCACGATTTATTAAATGGTGGGACCTCTCAGAGTCGAACTGAGCACCAACGGATTATGAGTCCGCTGCTCTAACCAAGCATGAGCTAAGGTCCCTTATATGGTACGAGTGGCCGGAATCGAACCGGCACGCCTTGCGGCGAGAGATTTTAAGTCTCTTGTGTCTACCTATTTCACCACACTCGCATAGTTATAAATTATTTTAGTAATTTGTAACATAAATAATTATATCAAAATATACATAAGAGTTCAAGTTAATATTTAAACTCCATAAATTTAAACTAAAAAGAGGACTAGCTGTTACACTAATCCTCTTTATGGTTTACATTATTTCAATACTACGAGGCTTTCTGGCCTCAGGTAAAACTCTTTCAAGTTCTATAATAAGTAGTCCGTCTTCCATTGAAGCGGATCTTACAACCACATGTTCAGCAATAGTAAAGTGATGATTAAAACTTCTAGCACTTAATCCATGATGTAAATACTGATGTTTATCTTCTTCTTTTTGTTTTGTACCTTTTACTACTAACTTATCTTTATCTAATTGTACTGTAATTTCTTTTTTTCTAAAACCTGCTACTGCAACTTCAATAACATAGTGGTATTCGTCTGTTTTAATTACATTGTATGGTGGATAGTTTGTAGCTGTACGAAACTCTAGTGTATTGAATAGATCATCAAATCCAATCAAAGCACGATTTAGCGGTCCAAAATTAATATTACCAAGTCTAAGTTCTGTCATATTTTCTCCTTTTATAAGCAAGAACATTTGGGCAATCTGCCCAGGTGCAATCCCAGAATGGGCATTGCAAAAATTGTGGCGGTACCAGGGGGTAACGATCCCCCTCCTCAGCAGTGACAGTGCTGTGTGCGTCCATGAACACCTTGGAACCTAAATTGAATTTGTAAGTTGTTCCACCCACTTATTGGAACCATTAGCCTGATTATACTAGTCCGGACAGGAACTTGGTACGCTACTTGGGATACTAGTCCAGCGTATAGACCTTTCTACCTCGGACACTACGTGCCCGGGCGGGGATCGAACCCGTTTGCCTTCTACTATAAAGTACCTTCGAAGAATACAGTATAGCGTGATTTTTTCTTGCTAGCACTTACAAAAGTTGGAATAGCGGGTGAGATTTGAACTCACGGTTTTCAGGATTTGCAATCCCGTGCATTGGGCCACTCTGCCACCGCTATATATATGGTACCAGGAGACGGGATCGAACCGCCCACGCACAGATTTTCAGTCTGTCGCTCTACCAACTGAGCTATCCTGGCATGGTACATCCTGACGGGATCGAACCGCCGACCCTCTCCGTGTAAAGGAGACGCTCTACCGCTGAGCTAAGGATGCTTATCCAACTGTAACCTTACGCTAAACCGTTGGCGTTTTCGCAGCCTTTTTTAGAGTCACATAGGAACTGACTAATTCTATTTAATACTGCCTGCTTCTCTTGATCTGTAAGATCAGACCAAACAGTTATTTCTTCGACAGATCTGTTGCACCCTATACAAACTTTGTCTTTTAAGGTACATATGGAAATGCATGGTGATTTTACCATAATAGTGGAGCGGGGTGCGGGAATCGAACCCGCAACTCTAACTTGGAAGGATAGCATTTTACCACTAAACTAACCCCGCATACTTTATTTTAATGAATTTAAATATTCTTTACAAGCAGCAACCCAAGCTATTACTGTTATATTATCTGTAACATTACCATAGTTACTAATTACCCAGTTACAAGTATCTTCATTTTTGGCATGATAGCCACATAGTATATTCATATATTTTTACATAATAGGTGGTGCGGGCTACAGGGTTCGAACCTGCGACCTGTTCGTTGGCAACGAACTGCTCTACCAACTGAGCTAAGCACGCAATTAATTTTAATGGCCCGTCCTGAAGAATTCGAATCTCCAACCTCTAAGTTCGTAGCCTAGTGCACTATCCAGTTGTGCTAAAGACGGGTAAAATATTTAGGGGTGACCGATGGGAGTCGAACCCATACTAAGAGAATCACAATCTCGGGTGCTAGCCGCTACACTACGGCCACTCCTAAATACTCTGGCAGAGGGTACAAGAATCGAACTTGTGACAGCGGAATCAAAATCCGCGGTTATACCATTTAACTAACCCCCAACTTATTATAAGGCGAATCTGGTAGTTCATCAATACTACACTCAGAGTAACCGCCATCACCAGAGTTAGTATTTGCTCCAGCAATAATTTGTTGTAATTGTTCTTGCGTAAGAGCGCCCTCATCCGCCTCATATTTAGGCTGTACATCTCTACCAAAAATAGCATCCCATCGAGTTGCATACTCATGATTAGTAACGCTAAAAGGTCTTGGAGTTGAACCTTTGCTCATTATACTTTCCTTAATTATATAGAAACACTCTGTTAGTGCTTGAATCTAAGGTAGCCCTGCTCTTCATGGCACTTCTTACTTTACTGCAGGTTTAGTAAGTTTAGTGTTGTTCCACTGTAGCTACTCAGAATGTTTTTATATAATGGTAGGACTGAAGGGTAACGATCCCTTTTCTACGGATTAAAAGTCCGTTGCTTCACCTTAAAGCTTCAATCCCATAGTCGCTTCCATTCGCCACGAAGCTGTTTGTGGCTTTTCTGATGTAACCCACTACCGTTGCGCTTTATGAGTGCTAAGATAATGTGATTTCTAGGTTTTCGTGTTTTCATAAATTGTTGACCACTGGTTAAGTTTTTCTACTTTAGCATGGGCAGCTGCCTCAATACTTTTTTCATCTACTAGTTTTGCATCTACCATGATATTAATCATGGCTACTAAATCTCCTAGTTCTTCTTCTAGGTGTTCCCTATTAGTTTTAGGTTTGCCTGGCTTAAAATTATCTAAGCCAAATCTATTTACTTTACTAACTGCTTGAATAACTTCTGCACATTCTTCTTGCAGAATACCCATAATTTCTTTTAGCTGATTCTCTGTCATTAAAACGGTACATCCTCAAAAGGTTTAACTTCTTCTTCATAGTGATACTGTATAGCCCAAAAAGTTTTTAGTGCTTCACATTCTGCTATGACCTTAGGTTCAAACATATTTTTATTGTTATTGTGTAAGAATATAATATAATTATAATCCATTTGAACTATAGAGTCAACTCTGCAATTTTGATACTTTCCAAACTGAAAGAAATCAAGCATACCCAAACGGGTAGATTTTAATGATTGAAATGTTTTTGCCATTGTGGTACCCCCACCGGGACTCGAACCCAGATGAACCAATTATCTGTTGCTTACGGGATATAAATCCGCCGTTTTACCATTAAACTATAGGGGCGTATACTTTGGCGGAGAGTGTGGGAGTCGAACCCACTCGCCCCTTTCGGAACGTCGGATTAGCAATCCGATGCCTTACCATCCAGCCCACTCTCCGAGTACTCTATTTAGACTCAAGCAGATCTTCTAAATCCATAATTTGTCTTTTTAAGCTTTCAATTTCTACTGCTGCTTCTTCTAGTAGATCTGCAATACGATCAGACTTACCTTCTTCTACCGATTTGCGACCAGGTATTTGTCTGCGTATCTCTGCACGCTTATTAAGTCTATATACTAAAGATTCCATACTATTCTCTTAAATTTTGGTTGCCTTGGACAATTTCGAAATGTCGGCCTATCGCTTATCAAGCGATTGCTCTTCCTCTGAGCTACAAGGCAGTGGCGGAAAGCAGAGGAGTCGAACCCCATCCCGATTAAGAGAACCTGGTTTTCAAGGCCAGTCGCAGGACCAACCCCGCTGCATTACTTTCCATTATGCTGTTTTTAAACTGTTAAATCTATCTGCAGCATAAGATGCTGCAAATGCATTAGGTTTAACCATAGGTATTACATTACAAGTTCCCTTAATATAGCCTATTGCTTGTTGTACTACACAACTAGATCCGTGGGATATGTCTGGGTTAATATCTAAATGTACTTCTACTATACGATCTTCTAGTGCTTCTTTTAAACTCTGAAATAGTTCTGATACTTTATACACTTCATTCATTAGTCTCATTGAAGGCTTACTTTGTTTTTGGTCAAAGTCAAGTTCAGTTTGTGTTTCGCCAAAAATTTTACAACCATGACGACCATCAATATGTACAACTACTACTAGGGTATAGTCAGCATACCAACGCCCATAGCGCTTTACTCTAATAGAGTCTGCTCCGATATATATCTTTGTATCAGGGCCTTGCGATTCTATGTATGCTTTAACTTGCTGAATATTTAATTTTTTCATTTTGTACTTCTAAAATCATAAGGTAGTATACTAACCCGCGGAAGGCGTGCTCGAGACTGCTCCGCATATATGTATTAAGTGGCAGTATACTACCTTATGATTGCTGGGTTAAACCCAGCAATCTGTTTACTGTACATTCTCATGTATCCATTTCCAATATTCTTCGGTTGTCATAAAATGCTTTCAAGTAATGGTGGTTTTGATTAGATTCGAACTAATGACCATCTCCGTATGAAGGAGGTGCACTACCGCTGTGCTACAAAACCTGGTTGCAGAGGCAGGACTCGAACCTGCGATTCTTGGCTTATGAGACCAAGCGGATGACCGCTTCCATACTCTGCGATATTTAGTGCCAGTATTCTGTTACGAGGAACTGGCAAAACCCTAAGCAGCGTTTAGGCTGCTAATGCGTAAACTTGATCGTTTGCGTTTATTTTTGTTTTGTTGCTACGGCTGAGAATCCCCAACCCTACGGCTTTCACATTGCCGAGTTGTCCACTCTAATACTTTTTGCCCTGTCGAAACCATGGCAGGCCCATCAAAAATACACTGTAAAACTTCTCTAGCATTAAGAATAACATGTCTCAAGCCTTCGTCTTTGGTTTTATACCAAAGATCTTCCAGCTCTTTTAGATGCTTTTGTTCAAACTCTATGTATTCTTTGCTAAATTTTTTCATAATATGTTTTTGGTGGACCTGGCGGGACTCGAACCCGCGTCCAAGACACTTTTCTCTTTGCTTCATACAACCATATAGAAGTACCCTAGTGTTCCTAGGTCAGGAATTCCAGTCCTCGGCTGCATGAGAACAGCCTACATACTACCCTACTCAGTACTTCTATATGGCACCTCACCAGGGACTCGAACCCCGACCAACGGTTTTGGAGACCGCTATGCTGCCATTACACCAGCGAGATGCATTTTATTTTCGTTTTATAACCCGTCTTGCTGTAGCTTTAATACTACGCTTATGGTGGGCTTTAAATTTAGCCATACTTACTTGCGTTTACGCAATTGTCTGCGTACAGCTGCTTGAATTTTTGTTTTTGCTCTATAAGCCATATTATATATCCTTAATAGCCTGGTTTCTTTTTAGGAGGCATTTTTGGTACATGAGGTCCTTCAGGTTGCATTGGCATAGCACCACCTGGTTTTTTAGGTTTACTAGGTTTCATAGGTTTCATAGTTAATGTCTTTCCATTGCTTGTTTAATTGCCTTTTCGCAGAACTGATTGAAAGTAATATCCATATCATGAGCTGCTTTAGCGTACTGTAAAAACTCTTCATCTGTTAGATTAATGGGTACAGTTACCCTATTATCATACTCTCTACCACTAATAACTGCGTCTGCCTTTGTCAAAATATCTTCGGCTACTTCTAGTTCGCAATATTCTGCTGTAAGCATCAAGGTAGTTTTGCTATCCTGTTTATCACGGAAATCTTCTTGAGTCCAGCGATAGTACCGCTTATTGTTGTAGTCTTCAACAACAATCTCAAAAACTTCTTGCGTAACTAGATCAAATGCACAGTTCAAAAAGCACTGTTCATTTGCATAAGTTACTTCACAAGCAAGATCACCAAAAATAGGTCTCTCTGCTATAAATTTATCATGGATTCTATATCCAATAACATTCAAAAATTCGTGTAATTTAGTCATATTTACTCCTGCTTTAAAACTATATTATATCAAATAATAACTGATCGGGCAAATACAAATTTCAGGCCTCTCACCTGATTGTCCTTAAGGATCCGAATTTTATAACTGTTCTACTATGATTTTAAGAAGCTATATGCTTCACCTATATCTATGCAAACTTAATTTCAAGACTTTGTGTTTCGTAGACTCAGAAACTATAGGCGGGTATTACCTCAGTAGATAGGCATTGTCCTAACTTTCACATTCACAGTTATAAAATCCCTCTATTAAAGAGGGAAGTGTTTGGCTCCCCAGCGTGGGATCGAACCACGGACAACTTGATTAACAGTCAAGTGCAACTACCGCTGTGCTACTAGGGAATACTAATTATTTAGTATCTTTTGTGGAAAATTCTTTATCAACATAGAACTGAATTAGTTCTCGTTGGATTTGTGTTATCAAATCGCCATGAGCATCATTAAGTACAAATCGAACAGGGCATGTACCCCACTTACGAGTTGCATTAAATTCAGCAAACCACTTACGATGTTCTTTATCGCTAGCATTAAATACTGCGTAAGGACGTCCGTGCAATTGTAGGCTGCTCATTGTAATTTCCTAATGTTAAATGTATGTGTGATTTGTTTTTACGACGAACTCGTATTTTCTTTGTAGCTGTTCTACTTCATGCACGGATTTTGGATTATGATCTTCAATAAATCTTTGCATTGGCATATCTTGTTCTAGTATTTGTTTAATAAATGATAAAAGACTCATCATTTTTTAGTAACAAATGAGTAAAACTCCTGAGCTTGATCAAGAATCTCTTTTGCAGTAGGAAATGCAAGTTTAGGCATCTTTTCAGCAGTAGCTACGCCAGCATCTACCATTTTCATGTATGCCTCCGTAGTAAACTTAAGATTAGCTACATACTGCTTTTCTAGGTGTTCTTGAGAAAGTTTAAGTAATTCGGCACGAATTTCAAAAGGCGATTTAGTCATTTTTAGCTGCCTTTAACTTAGTTGGGTACAAGAAGTCAGAAAATCCATCAACTGAGTACTTGCTCATGTCAATGGTGTTCTGAACCAACATTTTAGCAAACTGAGTTTGTGCGTCAATAAATTTATGAGCAGCTTTGTTCAGTTTAGGGTCAGTAAAAACTTGGTTTGTGATAAGTTTCTTTGTTGATTGAAAATTATCAATATAAAATTCTAGAGTAAACATAATGTTTCCTTTGTGTGTGTTGTGTGTAAAATTGGTGGACCGAGGGAGGATCGAACTCCCACCCGAGGCTTGCAAAGCCACTGTGCTCCCATTATCACTATCAGCCCATTTTGGCATTAAGCCACAGAAGTTTTAAAGATGCTTCTTATCATCTAAATTTGGTCCAAGTAGAAGGATTCGAACCTTCGATCTCCTGCTCCCAAAGCAGGCGGATTAAACCAGACTTTCCCACACTCGGATTAAGTGGTGCCCCAACCGAGACTCGAACTCGGATGCCTGCGCACTGGCTTCTAAGACCAGCGTGTCTACCAATTCCACCATCGGGGCAAAGTACTACCAGTGTCTAATAACACCAGCAATAATAAATAAATTTGTTATTACATAGCAGAGTACTATACAAGTTCGAATAATAGCTACTCGATCAGCTTGCTCGTCATCTCCTGCTTTTTCACCTAAGGCTTTTGCCCATAGCTTCCATATTTGTTTCATTTTTAATAACTGGTGGAGCCTGAAGGAATTGAACCTAATTGCCAGCCACCCTACATAATTAAGGCAACGGATTTACAGTCCGCCGTAGGGAACAGGCTCCGTATATAAGAATCTGAAGTATACTGCGCCCTTAATTTTAGGTTCGCAATAATTATTGCCAATGGGCTAGGTGGTACGCTTTGTATACTTCAGAAAACCATATATTAGTACACTAAGAATGCACTAATATATGATAACCATCCCTAAATGGTTTCATATAGTCTTATTACTGAGGGCGACAGCCCCACTGTATCTTAATATCCGAGTACCTTCTCTACAGCGGTGAAGGCTCATTTTAGTGACGGAGTTTACATCCGCCTCGACTGAAGTGTGCTGCTAACCACTAGGGAGCGTGGCAACAAGCATAGCGGGACTTATTATTCTTTTGTGAAAATGAGCGTCATAGCTATACCATCAGCTTCATATCACTAAAAGATATATTATATCAACAAACAACAACTTCTTCAAGATCAAGAAGTCGAATCTTAATATCAGGGCGTTCTTCAAATTTTTTCTGCCAGCCTAGTAGGACACTCATCATGTAGCTACTCATTCCATAAGCATTAGCGTGGCAGTAATAAGTACTACCTGAGTATCCATCAAATTCGTAATTACCATCTTCACAACGAGTTTCTGTAATACCTGAATTAAGTTTCCAACTATCTGAGCCTGCAAAGCCACCGTACCAACCTGCAAATACTTTAAGTACAGGCTCTTGCTTATCACTAGACATTTCTAGTACTACCCAACGATCTGGTGTATAATCACTCATTTCAGGGACTCCTTGTACTTTTTAATAGCTTCTGCAT